AACCACTTCTTGACAGCACCTAACGCTTGGTTCTTGACAACTGATGTACCTAACGGTCTCAAGCACTTCGTTCGTACACCGCTGCAAAACTCCATGGATGGTGACTTTGACACTGGAAACGTTCGTTATAAATCCCGTGAGCGTTATAGCTTTGGCTATTCTGATCCACTTGGTATTTATGGCTCATATTAATCTTAAATGATTAATTTATAAAGGGGCTTAGGCCCCTTTATTTTGTGGTATACTTACCTGTATCAAAGTCACAGGAGTTAATATGGACTACCCAACCACAAGAGAAGAAGCAAAGAAAACCGGCAGTAAGTACTATTTCACTGGGCAACCCTGCAAACATGGGCATATAGCTTTACGCAAAACTAAAGGCTCATGCACGGAATGTTTAAAGGTTGAATGGACTAAAGGAAATGAAACCCGTGCAGAGTATTTTAAGCAGTACAACCAGTCCGATGCAGGACAACAAGCTAAAAAAGAATACTATGAGCGCAATAAAGAAATAGTCAAATTAAAGGCTATGGCGCGTCCTAACGAACAACGGCAACAATATAAAAAAGCATGGAAAGAAAAGCACCCCGACGAAGTAAAAGCAAGCACTAAACATCGTAGGGATAAACACAAACAAGCTACGCCCACATGGCTTTCTTCTGAGCAAAAACAACAAATAAAACAGCTGTACATAGACGCTATGACTGCTACGCGCATTACAGGAACGCCTTATGTCGTAGACCATATAGTACCATTGAGGGGGGAAACGGTTTGCGGTTTACATGTACCTTGGAATTTACAAATAATGTCACGCGCAGAAAATCTTAAAAAGTCCAATAAACTTGTTGACTCCGTCCAAAAATAGTGTATTATTTGGCTATCTGGGAATTCCACCTTGTTGCCACTGGCCCAGCAGACGATGCAACGATTAACAAGGTAACTTTTGCATAAGGACTCATTGTCATGGCACGTTCCACATTTTCCGGCCCAATTCTTTCTGGGCAAAATCGTTTTGGCCCCAATAGAGATATAGGTTACACAGACCTCGTTCAAACGACTCTTCTAGATTTTTCAGTAACGGCCCCCGGTGCTAACTACGGTGGCGCTTCAGGTGTATTTGTTGCTTCTAACAATATCCCCAATAGCGCTGCTACGATCTGGACTCCTCAGTCTGGTGTATTTAGCAATAGTGGACCTACTAAAGCTTCTGCTCCTACAGCAGATGCAACCAACCTCGTATACCGTGGTGTTGTGTTTTATGTTCCTTATAGCTGCAATATCACAGATGTTATCCTTGATATTGGTACAGTCCCTAAAGACAGTGCAGGTACACCCGTTGCAGTAAGTGCAATTCAGCCTTACGTTTCAAACAACTTTGCAACATCTACTGGTGTTTACGCTACATTTAGCAATATCTCTAGCCCTGCTGCTCAGAGATACACAGGTACATTTGTTGGCTCACAACTAACAAACAGCAATGCTACATTGCAAGACTTCCAAAACCCCAACGTTGGCCAAGACCCAGCATGGTTTGGTCAGATTGTTGTAACTTTAGCGATGACTACTACAGCGGCTGGTCTTACTTCTGGTCAGATTGAAGTAACAATGCGTTACAACCAAAATGACATGAACATTGGTACAAGCTCAGCTTACCCATACGGTAACTTTGACTAATCTCTAGGGGCTTCGGCCCCTATCTTTAAACTTTAAGGAGATTAATCATGACAATGCAATATGATGTTCTATCGTCGTATAACACAACTTCGCCCGCAAATATTACGTCTAACAGACAGCGCCTAAAAGGAATTGTTTATTTGGGTTCTGGAACTTCTGGGACTATAACCTATACGGATACTGTTACGGGGGCTATTTTGTTTAAGATGGGCGTGTCTGCAGGTGATACGTATACGATCAACATAATTATGCCAGGTGAAGGGATTTTAGCGCCTAATGGTTTGACGGTAACTTTTACCGGCGTAACATACATAACTACTATCTATGGCTAAGTCCCCAGCATGGCAACGTAAAGAGGGTAAAAACCCAAATGGCGGATTAAACGCCAAAGGGAGGGCTTCCGCAAAGAAAGAAGGTATGAACCTTAAACCTCCAGCTCCACATCCAAAGACAAAAAAGGATGAAGGCCGTCGTAAATCTTTTTGCGCCAGAATGAGCGGTATGCCTGGTCCAATGAAAGATGAAAAAGGAAAGCCAACGCGTAAAGCGCTGTCTTTAAAAGCATGGAATTGTTAAGTAAGTGCTGCACCAAGTGTAAAGTAGAAAAACCGTTAGATGCGGTTAATTTTCCATTACACAATAAAACTAAATTAGGTTTTGATAGTTGGTGCCGTACTTGCCGTGCTTCTTATCGAAATGAAAATTGCCGAGGTAAACATAGATCTGTTATTTCAGACGAAGCCCTAAAAGAACTTAAAGCAACAACAAAAGAGTGTGTTATATGTGGAGACGAAACTAAACTAGTCGTTGACCATGACCACATAACCGGTAAAATTCGTGGAATGTTATGTAATCATTGCAACCGCGGTTTAGGACATTTTAGAGACGACCCTACACTACTTGAATTCGCTGCACAATATTTATACGCTTCTGTGGATTCACCTAAGTGGGATAAATATAAAGAAATTAGGGAAAAGATCTAAATGGACGTTATGATACTTTGGAACTCCGCACTATCGCTTTTTGTCGCGATCATAGGGTTTTTCCTTAAGGAGAAATTTAATGAACTGCAAAGAGTTACCATCCTTCTTAACAGAACCAGAGAAGAGATTGCTAAAGAGTACGTTACAAAGCAAGAAGTCCATGCAGACATCGCTAGGGTTTTGGACCGTCTTGATAGGTTGGACGAAAAACTGGATAGGCTTATGGAGATTAAGAATGCCAAGTAGCAGTAAAAAACAGCACAATTTCATGGAGGCGGTGGCCCATAACCCAGCGTTCGCCAAGAAAGTAGGAGTCCCCAAAAATGTTGGGGAAGATTTTAGTCAAGCCGACAAAGGCAAGAAATTTTCTAAAGGTGGAAATATGGCAGCAAAAGAAACAATGGGTCCCCGCAGTATGTCGGAAGACGTAGAAAAGGGATCTAACAAGCACGGTAAATTTGGTGAGTCTAAGCTTCAAAAGCGTGGGCATACTAGAGATATTGAAGAAAAAATGGCAGGTAGTACTACTGGTATGAAGAAAGGTGGTAAGACTGTTAAGAAGATGGCTTCTGGCGGCACAGCTTCTTCTCGTGCAGATGGTATTGCTTCTAAAGGCAAAACTCGCGGTAAATTTGTTTAAGGATTAATTATGAAAAACGATCATCCTCCATTAATGAAAGAAGCAACTCCAGTTCATACGCACAACGTGCATATGATGGAAAAGATGGAAGAAGGCGGACACGTCCACCACCATAAACATTATGGCGAACACAAGGCAGATCACAAAAAACACCATGAGCATGTTATGGCTATGTGCGGTGGTGGGATGGCTAAAAAGAAATGATGGCGAGTCGGGGAATGGGCGCAATCCGCCCTTCCAAAATGCCTGAAGCTAAAACGGTTGTTCGTAAGGACAATCCAAATGACGTTGAGGTCTACAAAAAAGGTGGACCTGTTGGACTTTATGCCAATATTCATGCGAAGCAAGAACGTATAAGGCACGGGTCAAAAGAGAAGATGAGAAAGCCGGGTAGCAAGGGCGCACCGACTAAGCAAGATTTTATTGAATCAGCTAAAACTAGGAGAAATAAATGAGTTTACTAAAGCATATTGAAGAGAATGTTGAGCACTTATATGCTCTTGTTAAGCATATGGCTCAGGTTCAAGAATCTGCGCACGGTGCAGTTACTAAAGAAACTCAAGCATTTATTGATAAGATTGAAGAGCATCTAAAGATTGCACAACCTGCTGCGCCTGTTATTGAAGCTCCTGTTGTTATAGCCGCCCCTGTTGTTATAGCCGCCCCTGCTGATACGAACGTAATTACTATGTCTGTGACTCCTGCGACCGTACCTATTGAAGCCCCACAGACAGACGCACAAAAACAATCTGCAGCTAACAAAGCTAATTAATAATGGCTCAAACATCTGGAACCACATCGTTTAATCTAGACCTAACTGAACTGGTCGAGGATGCGTTTGAGCGTTGCGGCCTCCAGATGCGCTCCGGATATGACCTGCGTACTGCACGTCGGTCTATCAACCTGATGACGATTGAGTGGGCTAATCGTGGCATTAACCTTTGGACTGTCGAGGAGTGTGTCATCCCCCTGGTAACTGGGCAAGCGTTTTACAACGTGCCTAATGACACCATTGATATCCTTGATTTAGTTACCCGTACAAGCAATACCAGCACCTCTAATCAGGCGGATATTAATTTAAGCCGTATTAGTGAAAGTACCTATTCCACAATACCTAACAAGTTAACGACGGGGCGCCCTATTCAAGTCTGGTTTAACCGCCAAACAGGTAACGCCAACCCAACGACGATTACTCTTGCGTCTACTTGTTTAGCCACAGATACGACGCTGACTTTAAGTACAACGCAGAACCTGCGTAGTTCTGGGTATATCCAGATTGATAATGAAATTATTGGTTACGCTAATATCAGCGGTAATCAGATCGTAAACTGTTATCGTGGACAAAACGGCACAACTGCTGTAGCGCACACCGCAGGGGCCGCGATAATTGAGCAATACCTCCCTAACCTGACCGTTTGGCCTTGTCCGGACTCAGGTGGAGGCCCCTATACACTCGTTTACTGGCGCATGAGGCGCATACAAGACGCAGGGGGCGGCGTCAACGTTCAAGATATTCCGTTCAGATTTATTAACTGCTTTGTGGCTGGACTTTCTTATTTTCTTAGTGTTAAGAAGCCAGAAGTCATGCCAGAGCGCGTTTTGTTTTTGAAACAGGACTACGAGGATCAGTTTAACTTGGCTGCCCAGGAAGACCGTGAGACTGCTCCGATCCGGTGGGTTCCAAGGAACATTTTCTATTCGAGGTAAAGGATGCCTAGTAAGTATTCTTCCGGTAAGTATGCGATTGCCGAATGCGACCGGTGCGGTCAGCGGTACAAACTTGTCGAACTTCGTAAGTTGACGATTAAAACCAAACAAGTTAGCATCAAAGTATGTCCAGAGTGTTGGGATCCTGATCATCCACAATTACAATTAGGTTTGTATCCTGTAAATGATCCGCAAGCAGTGCGTGAGCCAAGACCTGATATCAGCTATTATGGTTCTGGAAGTAGTGGACTGCAGATTCAAAACGGGGTTGACAACTCACTTGATGAGAACGGATATCCTGAAACTGGAAGTCGAGTGTTTCAATGGGGCTGGATGCCGGTTGGTGGTTCCAGTGGTTTTGATAGAAGCCTAACGCCAAATGCCTTGGTTGCAAAAGGCACGGTAAATTCAGTCACAATAACGTAGGAGTAAATTATGGCTAAAAAAGAAATGGATAACGACATTGCTCAAGATAAAGCAATGATCAAAAAAGCTTTTAAAGAGCACGATGCTCAAGAACATCCTGGTAAGCACACTAAAATCGTCCTTAAAAAAGGCGGTATGCCTACAAAGAAAATGGCAAAGGGTGGTGTAACTCAGTCTAATCTTAGAAGCATGGGTCGTAATATGGCTCGTGTTACTAACCAGAAGTCTTCTTCAAGGGGCAAATAATGGCTAAATTCAGCATGAAAAAAGGCGGCAAAGAAGTAGGTCCAGCTTCGTTATATGCGCAAGCACATAACATGAAAGGTAATGTTATTAATGGACAAGAGGCTGTTCATTATGCTACTGACCCAAATACAATGCGTGCAGACGAGTCTACTCCTGGGGGCATGCCCGCAAGACGCGTAAGTTTAGGCAACATTACAAATGGTCCTAAAAATACAGGCATTAAGATGCGTGGTGCAGGCGCAGCAACTAAAGGCGTTATGTCTAGAGGACCAATGGCGTGACCTATACTGAACTTGTAACTGCAATTCAGTCATACACGGAAAATCAATTTCCGACTGTATACCTTGCTGATGGAACGACAGAATCTAGCACATCGCAGATCAACCGTTTCATCGAGCAGGCTGAGCAACGCATTTACAACACGATTCAGTTCCCTAGTCTTCGCGCCAATAAGATTGGTACTTTGACAGCGGGCAATTCTTATTTGTCTTGCCCCAACGACTTCTTGTCTGTGTACTCGCTTGCTGTGATCAGCAGCGGGACTTATACATATTTAATTAACAAGGATGTCAACTTCATCCGTGAAGCGTTTGCCAGTACCAA